CGGTAGGTTTGCCCGGTGTGTCTCGAGTTCGCGGGCCGTTTCGATGTATTCCCGGAGGTCTCTCGGGAATTTCGTGAAGTCGCCGCCTTTTGGTTCGCCTACTGCGCCGGGAACGGCGCGGGTGATTTTCATGTTGGCGACGATGACGTTCACGTCCGTATCTCGGGCTTGACTTTGGTCGGTGAGTGTGGGTGTTGTGTCGCGTGTGATGGCGAGTTCTTTCATCTTGCGGTAGTTGCTCATTATCGTCCCCTTGTGAGTGCGTCGAAGATCATTTTCATGATGTTGCGTACGGATGGATCTGCTATCGCTCCGAGTTCTTCGACCACGCTTGCGGTGTTTTTCCGTCGTACGTTTTCGAGGTTCGTGCCCGTCTCGACGGCTTTGGCGCTGGCGGTCTGCTGAGCTTTGAGCGTCGTTCCGGCTTCGACGGAGGCTTTCATGACCGGCAGCATTTCTTGTATCTGCCGTCGTTGGGCGTCGTTGAGTTGGAAGCGGGAGATGATCCCCTCTATCTCTTTTTCGATTCGCACGATTTCGAGATGCTGCTTTGCTTTTGCGTTGGCGGATGTGATTTTGGCGACGGCGGTCTGCTCGTCGATGAGTTTTGTCTCCGCTTCCGTTTTGTTCGCCTGTGCGAGTGTGGCTGATATTCCGGCTGCCGTTGACAGACGGTTGGCGAGGTTCGGCAGTTCACTCGAGAGTGCGTTCACGGGGTCCACTCGAGCAGCCGACTGGCTTGGTGTGCTGGCTCCCCCCTGGCTGACTGCGAGCATTGGGTTCAGCCCTGCCGCGAGCATGTCGGCGGTTCCGCGTTGGTACGCGGTGTTGCTCATTCTTTCCTCCCACTCGCGCTGCTCTCGCGCGAGCCTTATGTTGGTGTTGTTGGCGTTTCTTTGGGCGCTGTTTCCCAGAAGGCCCCCCACGAGGGGGGCCGCGATTGCTGAGAGAAATCCGAACATGTGTGTTTCCTTAGAAGTGGTCGATCAGGCCGGGCGGGCTGTAGGTCGGCATCAGTCGTGCCACGTCCGCTTCGTGCAGGATGTCCATGATGATCTGCGCGCTCCACTGCGCGCTTGGTGCTGTTGCGAGCGATCGCGCGAGCGTTTCCTGCGTTTTGTCGGTGATGAATGCGGCGTTCAGCGAAGGTTCTGATCCGAATTCCTCCGCGTAGTGCCACCAGTCCAGCGGCTGCGATACGGTGCTTCTTAAGACGCCGGTGATTTCGTTCGGCGTATATCGATATTCCGCATAGCGCTCCTGGTACCCCCACGTTGCCGTGGTGGGTGAGTTGTTGGTCGGCTGGAAGATTTCCTGTGTTGCTACTGCCTGTTCTCCGAGCATGCAGAACACCGGGAAGTAGTAGTCCAGGCGGGTTGATCGGCGCCAGTGGCGCCGGGTGCCCTGCTGGTACGTCGGTGTTGCTCTTACGCATGCGAGTCCGATGATGTATCCGTGTTCCGTTGCTGAGTACCGGAATGTCCGCTTGCTGCCTTGTGCGCTCATGCTTGCGCCGAGGTTTCCGATTGGGCTTGCGCTGTCGTCGGGTTCCGCGTCGTATGCTGCCGTTTGTGCTACCGGGTTCACGTTGACGGGGATCTTCGATCCGCCCAGATATTCGGGACGCTGCAGTCTGTAGTCGGGTGACCGTACCCCGTAGTGGCTTAAGAGCTGCTCCACGTAGCGGGACCCACCCCTTGCGTCTCGTTCCAGCAACTTCTGCGTTTGGAATGCCAGCCGGATTGCGTTGATCGTTGCTGCGGTGGCTGCGCTCAGATCCGCGTAGATCATTGGTCGAGCGGTTGCGGCGGCTCCTGTGCTGTATTCGGCGACCAGTGCTCCGGTCACGCTCGTCGCGAGCTGGAATCCGTAGACTCGGTCGTCGCCGTTGCTTTCTCTGTTCGCGACTCCGGTGTTCACCGGGATTTGCGCGGTGTTGTCCGGCAAGCCCAGTCCGATCACTGGCGCTGTTGTTCCGAGCGGCAGCTGCACCGCGTCGCCTTTCTGCGGCCACGGCAGTGAGCTTGTGAAGTAGTCGTGCCGTTTGTTGGCTCGCAGACACCGCTGGTCCCATCCGGTTCCGTTGCTGATTGCGTTGCTTGCGTCGGCGCTCCATGCCGGGTTCCAGGTGTATTCCGTCTGGAGGTTCTGGTCTCGGAACCATTCGTTCCAGATCGTGAAGTATCCCCAGATTGGCAGCACGTTGAGGTTGAGCACTGCGGGTCCGCTGTAGGTCTGAGGCAGAATGCCGAAGTGGTCGAACACTCCGTTCACGACTACAGCGTTAGCGCTTCCGACGGTGTCGTACGGGTAGACCGTTGGGATGTTCAGTTCGTCGTCTGCGCCGGTGATGAAATCCTCCCAGTTGTCCCAGAGGATGCGGTTCGGCACGAAAAAGTAGAACGTTTCCAAGTCGATGTCATCGACGGCCGGCGCGATGGGCGTCGCGAAGCGCGCCAGGATGTTTTCTTTGTGGCTCCAGGAATCTCCCGGGAGTACTTCCTCGCAATAGATCGGGATGAGTTCCGAGGCGTTGAACGCCTGTTTTCGGGTCTGCCGCATGGGCAGTTTCGAGCGCGGGATGTCCGCGCGCGGTACGATTGCAAAGTTTTTCTGTCTTGCTGTCTTGTTACGGTACATGTTTGTTGACCTGCTTTGATTTCTGTTTCCTAGCTACACTTTAGCTGTCTTGAATTTTGCGCGTGCGTGCGCGTTACGTGCGCGCGCGCGTAGTTGTTCATCTGTAGCGGGTGTAGCGTTTTCACTTCGCTTTAGCTTTATTTCTTTAATCCATTTTTCATTCTCCTTTTTCAACAGATTGTCATAGTATTTCGGCGGTTTCGCCGGGGTGCCGTTGATCACCACGTGATCGTGGTTGTATGTGTAATTTTTGTGTTGCTCGTACCATTCCCGGCCGATGCCGGGTCTCCGCGACATTAATGCTCGCGGTTGTTCCAGGCGGATCAATTCGCCTGTTTCTTCGTCTACTCGGACGTATTGTTGCTTCTTTGTAAGCTTTTTCTGTATGTATGACGCCGTATACGCGGCGGTTTGGTAGTTCAGTGCGCCCACGCTGACGTGGCCTTTACCCCATACCTCGCATAACCATTCCTGCGTCCACAGCAGGGTTGGAGTTTCGCGCACGATTAGCCGATTTTGTTCGAACGCGTGTCCGAAGATGCACGCGTGATAGTGCGGCCTGAGTGTTTTGTCTCCGTACTCGCCGACAGCGTAGTAACGGAATTTTCCCATCTGCTTTCGCAACCGTTTGAAGAACAGTTGCAGATCTCGGTAGCACAATGAATTGTGCTCCGGTAGGTGTTCGTCTGAGTATGTGAGTGTTACGAAACTTGATGTTTCGTGTTGTTGGGCTTCGTGCGTGATTCGCACCGCCCATTGTCGCGCTTGTTCTCCGCGGCAGAGGATGCAGGTGCCGCACGGTACCTCGAGTTGTGTGTAGTAGTGGCCGTCTTTCGGCGGCTTGAAAAGAAGCGGCCCGCCAGTGGCGGGCCGCCAAGCCGTGACCGGGGCGGCGCAGGCCATTACAGCCTGAACCCGCCCCGCATCACCCACGAAGGCGAGTTAACCGCCTTCGTTCTGTTTGCGGCCTTCTGGAAGCGCCGCTTGTACTTACCCGCTGATACCCTACGTCGTTTCACTGAAGTGCTCCTGAAAGCCGTTTTAGTTCGCTACGCGGGATCAGCATATTCCAGTCCCTCGCTACTTGATATAGAGGGACTGACTGACACCATTGGGTGTTCAGTCTGTATTTTTATCCAGTGGTTTTTCGATTCCGAGTTTCAACATGTCCGTCTCGTAGAGTGTGCGTAGCCGTCTCTCCCGGGCCAGTGATGCTTTCTTCCGGGTCTCGTCGAGTGCGGTACGCGTTGGCGAGTTCATCAGCGCGGCCACCCGGTGGGTTGACGCGTGCCAGAGGCTGTGATAGCGCGCCGTTTCCGGGTGTGGCCCCGTCCCGAACACCTGGGCGAACGAGGCTGTCGCAGGTGCAGAGGAGTTCTTTGTGGACGTGGATGTCGCCTTCTTCGGTGACTTCGCCGATCCGCCAGAGTTCGTATTGGTGCGGCGCTTGGTTGATGCCATTGGTGACTTCTCCGTTGTTGATCATTGCCTGCAGGCTTGCCATGACTGACTTGTCGGACGGTCCCACGAAGGGGGTCTGAAAGTAGTCGATGAGGCGGTCTCTGACTGCGTAGATGTTGAGGTTGCTCATTCTGTTTTCTCCTTGTCAGTCGGCGTGGGTGCCGGCTTGAGTCGTATGTTGAGTTCTTCGATGCTCATTTGCAATAGCTCCTCTGTGCCCAGGTGGCGCAATTGCTCCGGTAGGTTTGCCCGGTGTGTCTCGAGTTCGCGGGCCGTTTCGATGTATTCCCGGAGGTCTCTCGGGAATTTCGTGAAGTCGCCGCCTTTTGGTTCGCCTACTGCGCCGGGAACGGCGCGG